ATCCGTATTGGAGATAATATGCTCGAATATATTATATTTCCTGGACCGTGGTTTGTTGGCTCTGCAAAGGGGTAACATAATGTTGCTACTTCACGATGACGACAACCATGCTGAGTATTTAGAAGAGTACACCACTCTTACTCAGATCTGTAAGAGCGTTGAATCTGGATTATATGATGACGGATTAGGCGTAGAGGGTACAGCTGCTCGTGTTCTTGAGCGAGTCACACAAATGATTAAGCACACCACTACGCTAATGAAGTTTTCTAAGACGGTAATTGGGAAGGAAGCTTTCGCCAAAAAGTTGATCAAGTTGAAGGAGATTCAATTGACCTTACAATTAAAAGTTCGGAAGAAAAATATGCGCCATCAGGCGATGAGTTTTGTTATAAATGGTGAAGCGGGTTGTGGGAAATCTTTTCTTACAAAGCAACTCATCACATCAATCTTGAAAGCAATGGGCTTCGAAGATTTCGATGATAAGGCAATTGTCACTCTGAATCCGAATGATAAGTATGACACCAATGTTGAATCAAATCAACTTGCGGCGATATTGAATGATGTGGGTAATATATCGGAGAAGTATGCTGAGAAGGCTCCTACGGAGGAGATATTGAGGATGTGCGATAATGTGGCACAAAATGCAGTAAAAGCTGATATTGAATCCAAGGACATGATCGCGATACTCTATTGGGTTGTTGCGATCACAAGTAATCTTTCTCTGAGAAAACTGGCAGCATCAGGCACAAATTGTCCAGCGTCGATGGCACGTCGTATCAAATATGAGATCTTTGTTGATCTAAAGAAGAAATTTAGAGGACCAACGGGATTTAGAATGCCACCCGATGCCACAGAGCAGACTTTGCCAGATGCATGGAATATCACTATTTCAGAGGTGATGATGGCCTCTAGAGTGACGAACTCTAGTGAGGCCGCTACTCAAGATTTCGTTTTGGTTGAACGGTATAAGGGATCCATTTTTGGAGCGATCCAATTTATGGCTCTACAAGGACGCGAATGGAAGAAACAGCAGGATAAATTACTCGCGAAAATGGATAAATTGTCGAAAGGCGACTTCTGTGAGCACTTTATTCCTAAAGATTCGTACTGTCCATATTGTGAAGGCCATGCTCCTGTACCTCGTGATGCTTGTGATGTAATTCCCCCAGAGGATTATCGTGGGAATATGGAAACTGTGGAGAGTTGTTCTGTATCGGAGTATGACGATCAATCCACATTACCGGAAGGCGTGTTAATGCAATCCGTAAGTTCATCAAAAAGAGCGCGAAAGCGGAGAGAACGCCAGCTAAGGAAGGAAAACGATCGTGGCATACCCACAATAATAGAGGAAAGGACTACTGATGATGATTCGGTGTCTACTCCTCTTAAAGCGGATCTTCTAAACGAAGATATCCCCACTTTAGATTTCCATTGGGTTCAGGCTCATAGGAGGCAAAGAGATTGGGATAATACCACGATACCACCCTTAGAAGCGGATGACGATACAGAAGTAGACTCAAATGAGTCCACAATTGCCACTGAATCGGATGACCCACTCATGGACGCACAAGCCACGGATTTAGTGACTAGCCCCCCAAGAAGATATCACATCAGTGAAAAGGATCGTAGCCTACTTAATCGTATCTTAGCGAAATGACCTTATGAGGTTATTCGATTGTCTAATCTTGTTGAGTCATCACGATGGGTGATGTCTGCTGATAGAAAGAGAGAATCCGATGAGGATGAGCGAGAAGATCAATTGATTGACGTTAGTCAATTTATGAAAACTAATCGTGATTCGATACAGGATGAGCTAGACAGAAGAGCCTGGGAGAAATGGAGGCAGTATGCATTTAGCAGTGATGACGCCAAGCTTAATCACATCGGACTATTGGATGGTCCGAGGGAATCGAGGTGGCGCAATTTCATGCTTAATATTCGCATTCTACTACTTAATCTGTGGTTCTTTCGCTGGTTATGGCCTCAGTTTGCGCGTGAGCACTATTATCATCGTTTACGGCAGACAGTACGTGACAAATGGGATGCAACATTTACTGATATGCAAGCTGATTTTTGGATCGAGAATCTTGATAGGCAATTGCACACTGTACGTTGGTTGCGTATTTGTTATTTCCTATTGCGAGTAGTGAGTTTCTCACTATCATTTAAATTCGTAGGGAAATGGTTGAAGGATCGCGCAGACAAGAAAGCATTCAACGATTCAAACGAGAAGGAGGAGGTAAGGTGTAAGGAACGAATAGCCGCAGTAGAGAAGGAGCGGGAAGAGATATTGGCATCTGTCAACGAAGCACAGAGCAGTATGGAAGCTGTTAAATGTGCTCGACCCGGAACCCCTCCGGTTAAGACAAAAGATGACGAACCCAACACATGGTTACG